CATTTCAATGTCTGCTGGCATCACTACGCCAGAGTCGGCGTGTATGGCTTCGATAATTTGAAGCGCGATCCCACGTTGTTCGGGGTCCTGAAATTGCGATTGTGATAGTGCAGCTTTGACCGTTGGCATACCAAATTTTTCAAGGTAAACCATCCAGAATTTAATACCATTTCTCTTAAAGAATACCGGCCAGTAAAGCGAGTTCGCTAGCCCTTCACCGTATGGGTTGTCGCTGTGGTTGGCTCCGGTTGATATGGTCCAGAACTTATGTTGTGGCAGTGATGTTTTATCACCGCATTCGTAAAGCAAGAGGTTATGATCTTCGTCAAACATGAAGCGGTTGCGATCTCTAACCTTGATTTCTTTGGCGTATATCCAGCCTGTACCTTCATCGTATCCGAATATTATCTCAGCGACGGCAAAGCCAAAAAACACAGCGTACAGCATCTGGTCTGTAATCTTGTCGAAGTTGATTTGTTGAAGCTGCCATTTAAGGAACTTTGACTGCTCGGTGTCTTCTTTGTCTTCCGTGCCTGGTGCTACATACCATTCGGATGATATCGTCGCGCTTCTACGTTGCTGAAACGTGCTTTTTACTTGGTCGTCGCGCAGCAGGTCTGCGTAAACGTCAAACCTTCCCGCACCTTTCGACTGCAGTAATTTATCGGGATTTTGAATCATGCCGTCTATTAGTGCCTGAAACATGCCCTTACCATGATCCACGCGGGATAATTCCATCATATCTTTGCGTTTAAGTTTTGCGTCGGCCATTAGTTAAAAGTCTCCGTATTTATTGCTTTTCATTCGGAAGCCAAACGCACCAGTATTCTCTGCTTGGTGTGCCGTTGTTGACTTGCCTGTTGATATGAATTCGAGGTTTATGCTGCTGTTGTGCGACCATTCGAGGAATTGCGTTGTACTGTCCACTTGGTCGTCGTGTGTGGCGATGGGGAAGCCGAACAACTCCGACTCGTAATCCATTAGCCACTCTGCCACTTCTGGTAGGTAAACGATCCCAGCTTCGATTTGTGACGATACTCTGACGGCGCGATCCAGTTTGTTCCCTTCTGGCTCTATCGCTATCACTGGTATATGTATTGGTTTGGGGTACTGCTTGAGCAGGATACCGTCGCGGCACTCTTGTATGAGTGATTGACCGCTCGATTTGTCCTCGATCAAAACGGCTGAGGGTTTCCAAGCCATGTAATGATTGGCTAGTATTCGCTTGAGTGCTGGGTACTCTACTCGATCCCGCCATACATGGAGCAGGTACTTGCCATGTTCTTTCTCGCCCCATATTGTTAGCACGCTCGGATCGTTGATTTGGTCTTCTTTGTATGCGGTGTCTAGGCTGAAAACTACCCGCATAAATTCAGCGGGAGGCTCACCGTAGCGTTGTGGCCACGCTCGTTTTATTAGCGCGCCTTCTACCGGTTTGGGTTTCTGTTGGTAGAGCGCATCCCAGTTTCGAGTGCCTTGTCCACGCTTTGTGCTTTCCCAGAACTTCTCATTAAACCAGTCGGTCCATAGGTATTCGCCTATCTCGCGTCCTAGTGGGTCGTCTTCTCTTTCACATTGGGCTTGTAGACATATCACGTACCACATATCGCCTTGGCGACTCTCCACCCATCCGCTGTTACCATCCCAGTTTTTGGGAAGTATTCGCCCTGATAGATCGTCTTCGTGCCAGCGTGTTTGGATGATTATCTGGGAGCCATTCGGCTTTAATCGAGTTTTGACGTCGGATAGGTATGCTTCCCATGTCTTGTCTCGAATTGTGGGGCTGTCGGCGTCCTCTCGACCTTTTACCGGATCGTCTATGACGAGCATGTCTGCGCGGTTACCGGTTATCCCTGAAAGAATGCCGCCGCACATGAAAGTCGATCCATTAAGCAAGGCCCAATCGTCTACGGCACGGTTTTGGGGGTTTAATCCGGTGTCGAAAAGCTCAGTGAATTGCTTGCTGGCAGTGATTGTTCGGCATTTGCGTCCAAACTTGCGCGCCAGTTGGCTGGCATAGCTGGTCGTGATGATGTTCTTATTTGGATTCTTCCCCATGTACCAAGTTGGGAACGTTACCGAGCCGTAGGTGCTCTTTGCGCTTCCAGGGGGCATGAAGATCATAACGTTTTCGTAGCGGTAGCCTGTCTCGGGGTCTATCTCTCGACTTTCTACTTTCTCGAGTGTCGTATTTATTAAGCTGTGGTGCTCTGCCGGCTCTACCGTGTCAGGATAAAATGCGCTACTAACTTCATGTAGAGTACAGTTAGGATCGTCACAATCATCGCCTTTTTCACAACTGTCTTCAACCAGCGGTGCACCTGGTATTTCGATATACCTGCAGTATGCGTCGAGGCTGTTCCGTGCCCGTTCTTTGTGCTGGTGTTCGAGCAATTTGAGGAGTTCGATTTGCTCATTTGCCGTCATCGAGTTTTTTCTGCAATTCTGCAATGCGCTTGAGCCTTTCGTCTTCCGTCATCGCTGCTGCTGGGTCGCTGTATGGCTCTGTACCATCTGGGGTAGTTGGGGCGACCTTCTGTGGCGTTTCTACACCTGTGATTTTGTTTATGCTGTCTAATATCCTGCGTGCAGTGTCTATTGCTGGGGGTTCCCCTTTAACTATTTTTGACTGCAATGGCGTTAGAAGGCCTTCATACCGCATCAACTGAATAGCTCGGTATGTTTTTGTTTCTTCAGTCAACTTATCCGCTAGCTCATCTAGAGCCTTAGTTATGTGCTTATGCACATAACTTTTAGACTTGCCAACTTGTGAGGCTATCTTTGCTATGGACAAGCCGTATCGCCGTAGCTCTAACATTTTGGGTGTTAGTTCTGCGGCTGTCATTTTATCGGCCACCTTTCTGCTAGTCATCGATCATCCCCCCAGATGCAATAATATTATCTAAGTCCTCAGCCTGGGGGTTGCCTATCTCCTTTGCTGCTATCTTCGGATCGCCTTTACAAAAAACCATTAGATTGTCATAAGCTTGAAATACGTGCTTGTGCTCGTTGAAATGGTCCGATATTGATTTAGCTAGCCCTTTTATTTCTATCGCTTCGGGATCTCCTTTCGCAAAAACAAGCGCGTTTTGATGCCCTTTAACCATCTTTCTAGATGCGTTGAATTGACCTGAGGCTCTAATAGCATTACTCCCAATATTGGTAAGTAATATAAGTTCGTTGTAATACGCTAAGCCTCCCTCCACGAATGCATCTATCGTGTCCTGGACAAATCCATAGTAACCACCTTTCTTTGATCTAACTTCGCCAACAACAAAAACGGCAAATCTATTATCATTAAGCTTGTCACAAGCCTTTTTAATAATGTCTTTATATGCAGTTATAAAATCGTCATAACCTAGGGTCGAAAGGTCTTGCGGATCATCGCTATAAACTTCTAGGTCTGCGTAGGGAGGGCAACTAAATATAAAGTCGACTTTATCCTCTATTATTTTAGGGATGTTTCTACTGTCATTGTTTATCCACTGCGGCAATGAATCATCATCTTCTTTTTCAAAAAGATCGAAATTAGAAGTTTCACCACCAACATTCCAAAATAGTGCATCAGTGCCAGCGTGCTCTTTAATAAATCGCCATGCTTTAGCGTCGTAGTTCTTTGTTGATTCAAATGGCGGTTGAATCTTTGCGTCTTGTTCGAACTTTTCAGGTGCTTTATAGAGGGTCGCTTGTCCAACTTTAGGATCTTTCCCAACTTGTACGGCATAAAATTTGGCGTTAGGCCAAGCTTTTTGTAATGACCGAGTAAGTACCCCAGAGCCGGCTACGGTCCATACCTCTTTTGGGTTTTCTCCTGAGCTCTTTGCGATCTCTGCTAGGTAATCCATAAATATTGGATCTTCTGCGCCAAACTCAAAGTATTGTGCGTTGTTATCTTCGGCATACTTTTTAGCTTTAGCCTGGATAGTGGCTAAATACCCACCTTTTTCTATTTCGATTACGTTAGCACCTAAAAGAATTGCGGCTTTTGTCTGATACGTTTTATCTTTTCTATGAGCGACATA